GGAACTACATTTTTTGAACAAAAATTAGCATTGCAACTTAAAAAATTAAGTGCAGTAAGTCATCAACAAATTAAACTTTTGGCTTATTCAAGACCACAAATGATTGTTGAAGATAACAATGGTAATTTATTCTTCGCAGGTTTAGAGCAAGGAATGGATGCTACAGGTGGAACAGTTGTTACTGGAGCTACAATGGGCGATTTATCAGGATATACTATCGATTTTGTAGGGATGGAAAAAATTGCTGCTAATTTCTTAACAGGTGCTATTACAACAGTAGTTGGTGGAACTATTACACAAGGTACTTAATTAAATTTTAAGTCTTTTTTTTAAATTACCCCTATTTTATTATAGGGGTTTTTTTTTGAAACAATATAGGGTAAAAATTGTTATTATATTATGATTAAACTATTACAATCTACATCTGCTCAACAAGTATCTTTTATTCCTCGTAATATGGAAGCATATTCCATTACGTTAAGAAATGAAAGCACACAAGCAGAAACTGTAATACTACCATCTTTTTTTAAAAATGAATATTATTTAACTGCAACTAATGTATTTACATTAGTTGAAAATCATTTTTATAATTTTATGGTTAAAGATATATCCGGAAATATAATATATTTAGATAAAATTTTCTGCACTAATCAAAATGTAGATGATTATTCAATTAATAATGGAGCATACGTAAACGCTGCTGCATCTGATACAATTTTTTATGAGTAGTAACAACCACGTTATAGAATTAAAGGCTTATAATCCTCCTAAAGCGGTTGAGAATAGGCAAGAAGATTGGGTTAAGTTTGGGGATAAAAATGATTACTATCAATTTTTGATAGATCGTTATAATAACTCTACAACTAATAACCAGGTTATTAATAATATTGTCAAATTAATTTTTGGTAAGGGATTAGATGCTAAAGATGCCGGAGCAAAACCAAATGAATATGCACAGATGAAAATGCTTTTTAGTAAAGATACTACTAAAAAAGCAGTAACTGATATGTATTTATTAGGTCAATGTGCATTACAAGTTATTTATGCTAAAAATAAAAAGACTATTGTAGATGTTCAGCATATGCCGGTCCATTTATTAAGACCTCAAAAATGCAATAAAGAAGGAATAATAGAGAATTATTACTATTCAGATAATTGGGCAAATTTAAGAGATTTTCCTCCTACATTAATACCATCTTTTGGCAATGGAGATAGAACATTAGAGGTATTAATGATTGGTAATTATACAATTGGACAAAAATATTTCAGTAGTGTTTCATACATTGGAGGTCTTGGATACGCAAAGCTTGAGGAGGATGTGCAGGAGTACTTAATTTCATTAGTTGAAACAGGATTCACACCATTAAAAATAATTAACTTTAACAATGGTATTCCAACAGAGGACCAGCAAAGAACTATTAACGATTCAGTAGTTAGCCAAACTACCGGAGCAAGTGGTAAAAAATTAATTGTCTCATTTAATTCAGATGAAAGCAAAAAAACTACTATTGATTCAGTTGGATTAGATAATGCAGCAAATCAATATGGGTATTTAAGTGATGAGGCAAGGTCTAAAATAATGTTATCTCACGGAGTAACTTCTGGATTACTATTTGGTATTCCTTCTGCAAATGGATTTAGTTCTAATGCAGACGAATTAAAGACCGCATTTATATTATTTGATAATAATGTAGTAATACCTAACCAGGAGCAATTTTGTGATGGTATAGATAAGATTTTAGCTTATAATGGTATAAGTTTAGATTTAACATTTAAACCTTTAAAATCTCTTGATGATTCAACTGAAGCTTCTGCAAGTGCAGAATCAAACAAAGTTGTAATAGCAGTTAATGCGATGAGTCCTTTGGTTGCAAATAAAGTTTTAGAATCAATGACTCCTGATGAAATTAGAAACTTAATTGGATTACCACCTACTGCAGGTGGTTCTACTTTAGATATTACTACTCCAACACAAATGAGTTCAATAGAAATAGATCCAACTGATTTTTCAAGTGATTTAGATTTAAATGAATGGGAGTTAGTAGATAGTATGCAAGTTGATTATGAAAATGAAGATGAAAATGATAAATTAATTGATAAAGCAAATAATCCAAGTTTATTATCTAAAATTAAACATTTAGCAAGTACAGGTTCAGCATATCCAAGGCGAGATTCAGAACAAGATACAACATTATTTAAAACAAGATATAGATTTACAGGAGGTGGACCAGGAGAAAGAGAATTTTGCAAAAAAATGATAAATGCAAATAAGTTATATCGTAAAGAGGATATAATTGCAATGGGAGATTTACCTGTTAATAAAGGATTTGGATTAGATGGTGCTGATACCTATTCAATTTGGTTATGGAAAGGTGGTGGATTAATGAGTGAAAAATATCCAAACGGAACTTGTAAGCATTTTTGGGTACGTGAAACGTATAGAAGAAAAGGAACAGATATATTATCACCATTAGCAAGAAAAGTAACCCCATCTGAATCAAGAAAAGCAGGAGAGATATTACCAACAAATGATCCGAGAGTGTACAAAGCACCTCACGATATGAGATAACTATGGCAAAAGCACTTTTTATAACTGATAAGGAATTGAAACAAATGACTGTTTTAAACGGAAATATTGATCCGGATAAGACAAAACAATTTGTAATAATAGCACAAGATACGCATATTTTCAGCTATTTAGGTTCAAGATTATACGAAAAGATTAATAACGATATTGTTACCGGTTCTTTAAGTGGTAATTACTTAACTTTATTAAATGATTATATAAAACCTATGACAATACAATGGTCAATGGTGGAGATATTACCGTTTATTTCTTATACAATTGCTAATAATGGAGTCTATAAAAGAAATTCAGAGAATAGTACAGGAGTAGAAAAGTCAGAAGTTGATTATTTAGTTGAGAAACAAAGACAAATAGCACAAAATTATACTCAAAAATTCATTGATTATATGATTGTAAACTACACTTTGTTCCCAGAATACTATTTAGCACAAACAGGAGATCAAATTCCGTTTATGAGTGCTAACTTTGGAGGTTGGTTTTTGCCACAAACAACAAGTTTTCCCGATAATGCATCGGGAGATTTTAGATATAAAAACGATTAAGATATGGCTTTAGACTTTACACACATAAAAGGGGATACATTTGAATTGGTAAATTTTCAAATGCTCGTTAATTCAGTAGCTTTAAACTTAACCGGATGCACATTAAGAATGCAGTTAAGAAAAGAATATGGAGGAATTGTATATTTATCTTTAACATCGGTTGCAAATGCAGGGATAACTATAACAACTGCTGCAAGTGGCTTATTTAAGATTAATAAGCAAATAATTAATATTGATGCTAATACTTATATTTATGACATTGAACTTATAAAAGCTGATGGTACTGTTAAAACCTATGTAAGTGGAAATTTTTATGTAACTAATGATGTAACCCGATAAAATGGCAAACGATATAATAGATATTAATATTTACGAAACAGTAGAAACGGTTGCAATAACTGTAAATCCAAATTTAACTACTGTAAATATAAATCAAGCAACTCCTGTAGGTGTTAATGCTCAAAATTTACAATCAGTTACAGATATTGGTTCAATTACTGATAATTCAATAGAGGCTAATTCATTTATAAAATCAAGTGGTACCGGATCTCAATTTTTAATGGCTGATGGTACAACTACTCCTATAAGTAATATTAACTCCAAGCAATTACAATTAAATTATTTAGATAGAGATAACTCTATATTTGATGCTTTTTATTTAAGAACTATTGCCGATAGTAGTACATTTGAAGCATCTAATCAATTACTATCTTCTTTAGCAGTTTTAAGAAATATATCTTATATTTCACAAGGATATACACAACAAATAAACGCTGATAAATTTGTAAAATTAGGTGGTGCTGCTGATGAATTTTTAATGGCAGATGGTTCAATATCTTTTGGTGGTGGTGGAGGTGGTGCTACAAATTTAGCATATACTGCAAGTCCAACAAATGGAATAGTAACAAGCAATACAGGTACAGATGCAACTTTACCTTTAGCTGATGGCACAAATGCAGGTTTATTAACTGCTGCTGAAAAGACTAAAATATCAAATTCAGTTCCATATACAGGAGCAGTATCTGATGTAAATTTAGGAGAGTTTGGTATTCAATTAGGAAATTTAGAGTTTGACAACACACCTACTAATATTCCTACTGCTGCTGGTTCGTTGTATTACAATGATACAGATGGAACATTAGATTTAAAATTGAAAGGTGGAAATGTTACTTTACAAATAGGGCAAGAGCAAGTTGTAAGAGTAGTTAATAAAACTGCTACAAGTATAGACTTATTAGAAGCCAATTATCAAGCGGTAAGAATAACAGGCGCTCAAGGTCAAAGAATGAAAGTTGATTTAGCACAAGCTACAAATGATGTTTTAAGTTCTGAAACAATTGGATTAGTTACTGAAACAATAGCAAATAATCAAGAAGGATTTGTAACTACAAGTGGAATAGTTAGGGGCATTAATACAACAGGTTCTTTACAAAGTGAAACTTGGTTAGATGGGGACATTTTATATTTATCTCCAACAGTTGCAGGTCAAATTACAAAAGTAAAACCAACTGCTCCAAATCATTTAATTATAATTGGATATGTAATTTACGCACACATAACACAAGGAACTATATTTGTAAAGGTAGATAACGGATATGAATTAGATGAATTACACAATGTAAAAATAACAACTCCTGCAAATAATAATGTATTAGCTTATACTTCTGCAACAGATATTTGGGAAAATAAAACAGTTGAAACTGCATTAGGTTTTACACCTTACAATGCAACTAATCCAAGTGGTTATCAAACTGCTGCACAAGTTCAAACTATTGCAGATGCAAAAGTTGTTCAAACAATTACAAATGGAGTAACTGCAACTGCTCCGAGTCAAGATGCCGTATTTGATGCTTTAGCTACAAAACAAGCTACATTACAAAATACTGTAAACATCAAATCTATTAACGGAACAACTCTATTAGGAAGTGGGGATTTAGTTGTAAGTGGAGGAGGTTCTGTCTCACTCTCAGCAATAGGAAGCTCTCCTAATGGGAACGGTGCTACATTAACAGGCTCTGTTTTAAATCTACA